ACGCCCGCGTGGACGCCCGCGTGTACGCCCGCGTGTCCGCCCGCGTGTACGCCCGCGTGTCCGACCGCGTGTCCGACCGCGTGTACGCCCGCGTGTACGACCGCGTGGACGCCCGCGTGTCCGACCGCGTGTCCGCCCGCGTGTCCGCCCGCGTGTACGACCGCGTGTACGCCCGCGTGTACGACCGCGTGGACGCCCGCGTGTACGACCGCGTGTCCGCCCGCGTGGACGCCCGCGTTAGGAGGCTGCAATGAAGCAGCTAGGCGTGTCCGACCGCGTGTCCGCCCGCGTGTCCGACCGCGTGTACGCCCGCGTGTCCGACCGCGTGGACGCCCGCGTGTACGACCGCGTGTCCGCCCGCGTGGACGCCCGCGTTAGGAGGCTGCAATGAAGCAGCTAGGCGTGTCCGCCCGCGTGTCCGCCCGCGTGTCCGACCGCGTGTACGCCCGCGTGTCCGACCGCGTGTCCGACCGCGTGTACGCCCGCGTGTACGACCGCGTGTCCGACCGCGTGTACGCCCGCGTGTCCGACCGCGTGTCCGACCGCGTGTACGACCGCGTGGACGCCCGCGTGCGGGATCTCAATGCCCGCAGTGCTGTAGCAGTGCCGCGACCCCGGTAAGCAACGCAATCCCGATGCCGCTGCCGACCGCGACAAGACCCGCCCGCACTCGCTTTGCCGGCGGGTCGCTGTCGTGTAGGGAGTCTAGGTTGACGTTGATGTTGGCGGTGACCTCGTCGCGGTCGTCGTACTCGGCGAGCTCGCGAGCGTGACGCTCGGCATCCTCGGCGCTATAAGCGTCACTCCGCGGCGCCATGGCGCTCCCGCTCGAGCTTCGTGACACGAGTGTCAAGTGCGGCGTATTCCCTGTTGGCTTTCTGGTGTGAGGCATGGCGGGCTTCTTCGTTTGCTTCGATGCGTTCGACAGTGTCGCACAACCGGCCCAGCGCGCTCGTGACGTGGCTGAGGGCTGCGGTTACGTTGCGCTGCTCGCCGAGGACATGGAGCAGGACAGCGGAGAGCTTCTCCCATCTGGTCATGACAGTCCCAATCCCTTGCGCGTTGCGTCGTCCAGTTGCAGCGTCTCGGCCCACCTGAGTGCCGCCGTAGACTTCGGGCCGAAGATGCCGTCCACCGTGAGCAGAGGCGGCGGGGAGGCGTCAGGGCGCGCCAGGATGAGCGTATTCAGCGCGTGCTGCATGCTGGCAGGCGTCGGGCCCAGCTGCTCATCGGGCTCGCCAGCGGCGGCCAGAAGGCTGGCAATCGAGTAGAACGCGATGCGCGAACTTAGCGCCCGGGACTGCCGGCGGATGTCCGGCTGGTTCCCGTCGATGCTGTGCACATGCGTGGCGTCGACCGACTCGACAACGAAGTGGTGCTGGAAGGGGCTCGCGATGTAGCCGATGTCACCAGGCTGCGGGCTCGTCGTGAGGTGCATCGGGTGAGGGTTTTGGAGCAGGAAACCCGCGCCGATTTTCCAGTGCTCATCGGTGTCGAGCCCGGCCTGATGCAGGCACCACAGCGCGAAGATGCCGCACCAAGCCGGCTTCGAAATCTCGGCATACGTCACCGGTCGGCCGAGCGCGTCGGCCCAATACTTGACCCGCTTTTCGTGCGTGTCCGGTCCGATTTCGGCCGCCGCAGCAGCCACGACGGCCGCGCGGCTCACGGCCTAGCCCCCGCGTCGCCGCTCAGCGCTTCGAGCGCCTTCGCGCGCGCATCGCAGTACGAATTGACCTTAGCGTTCGCGTCAGCGAGGGCCTTCTTTTCGGCCGCCACGTCAGCCGGTGAGCAAGCGCAAAATAGCCCAATGAGCAGAGCGCCCAGAACAAGCGCGGCATGCTTCACGACGACACCTTGACGGTGCCAGGCTGCGGCAGGTGCAGCCAACCGAGCAGCAGCGTCGACACCGACATGGCGACGGCCTGGTATGGCGATGGAATGAGCAGCGCGCCGCCTCCGGCTACGAAGGCGAGGGCGGTTCCGGCGAACTTGATGATTTGGGCTTTGGTCATGGTGTCCTTTCAAGCTGCTGCTAGCAGCGGATATGCGTAGTTGAATGCCTTCACGTGTCCCGCGATATGCGTGACCGGGAAGCCAGGGATTTCGTGCTTGCCGTCGCCGCTGATGTCTCCAGCGTTGCTGCCCATTTGCAGCCCGTCGGCGATGCGCACGTAGGGGCGACCGGTTGCCAGCGGCGGAATCACGTCGCGGTAGTTCTGCATGATGAAGCCGAGCCCGTTGGCCGTGGCCTCGCTTGGCGTCACGATAAAAATCGGCGTCTGGACGTAGACGCGCGCGCGCGGGAAAGCGGCGTGAATCGCGTCGATGAGGTAGCCGAGATTCTGTGCGAAAACGGTGGGCGTCGTCGCTGAGTTCAGGCACTCGCCAGCGCCGAATTCGAGCCAAACCGTTTGCTCGAGCGTGCCGGTCATGCGCGGAGCGATGGTGCTCGCAACGAAGGCAATCGCGCTCGCTTGGTCGACGACGCCGTAGGACGTAAGCCCGAAGCTGTTGTTGGCCACCGTGTAGACCGCGTCGAATCGGCCGCTCCAGGCAACGCGACCGCGCCAGCAGAGGTCAAAGACGAACATGCCCGGCGTGACGTTGCTTTCATCCCAAGCGAAATAGCCCCATGAACCGCTGGCGCCGATCACGGTAAAGCTTCGCTGCGGCACGGGTGCCGGCAGCAGCGCGCACGGAACGTTGATGTCTATGACGAAGCACCCCTGCTCAATCAGCTCCACTAACTTGAGCCCAGCTGGCAACGCGATCGTGACGGGCGCACGCACGCCAATCGACGAACCCGCTGAATCTGGGAACTGAGCCGTGGTGAAGTAGGCCCCGCTTACACGCACGTCAACGCAATCGCCGTAGGCCGTGTTACCTGATGTAGCGACAGCGCCGATTGTGAGGCTCGTGGCCGTAGTCCAGAAAGCGAGGCGCGAGCCGATGTCGTGCGCCACGTATTGATTCGCGCCCGCTCCGGTCACCGTGAATGTTTTGGTGTCGCGCCAGAGGTAGTTTTGCGCAGCGCCGAACGTGGTAACCCCGGACACCAGTACACCGGCAACGGCCGTGAAATACGCGAGCAAATCCTGAAGAGCGGGATTCGCGACGGCCGGGTAGTTGCGCGCGATCGCGCTGCACAATGTCGACTTGAGAGCTAGGTACCGCACGCTCGTAAGCGCCGCTGCGCCGTTCGCGTCGGACGCGAGCTGCGTCCAGAACGACAACACATCTGCGTCGCTCGGGTTCGATACGCCCGCAATGTTGCCGCTCAGTAGCCCCCGAAACGCGAAGCCGATCGCGTTCTGCCGCGTGTCCGGCAATAGAGTGGCGCCGTTGGCCTCTGCCAATAGCTGAGCGAAGAAGCCCAGCACTTCGCCGTCGCTCGGGTTGGCGGCTAGAGACGAGTTTGCTGCGAGCGCACTGCGAAACAGGGCGCGCATGCTCAAATATTGCTGAGCGGAAAGCGCCAATCAGAACCCCACGACCCCGCCGAAGGGTTTCGCCTGAAACCAGGCATCGAGATTCGATTTCTCGGTTCCAGTCGGTTCGCCGTTGCACGCAACGACCTGCGCAATTGCCACTTTTCCGAAGTTCGCATTGGCGCGCGCGAATAGGTTCCAGCCGGTGCCGGTCAAGCCGCCCGCCGTGCCTGTGACCTTGTTGCCCGGCGCTCCTACCTGCAAATAGTCAGCGGCGCTATTTGTAAACTGGAACATCACACGGAACCATGAGCCTACCGTCATGGCGGTTGGGTTCTGGTCAACGACGCCACCGTTGAAGATCGATACAGCCGGGGAGGCGCCGCCGCCGTCTTGGAAAAACGTCGCAGCTGCCCCCGCGCTACCGCCGCAAAAGCTGCTGTTTGCCGTCCACGGCGAGATGATTTGCGCGATCATCCAATACCAATTACCGAACGTGAGCGTCATGCCGGCCAGCGTGAAAAGCTGGTTGACGCCGTTGCCTGCGTAACAGGGGACAGTTCCAATCGTGGTCAGCGTCGGCGGGTTCGTTGCCTCGGTCGCATTGAAGCCACTGGCGCTCTGGTCGGTCCACTGATTCGCGCCCGCTCCAAGCTGCGAATCGAGCCAGAGCTTCGGAGTGACGCTGGTGATGATGGTGAGCGGCGTCGATACCGATGCGAACACGCCAAAATACCCGAGCATGTCCGCTTCGCTCGGGTTCGACACGCCGGGATAGTTGATCGAAAACACGTCACGCAGCACCGCGCGCAGGGCTAGATAGCGCTGCGCGGTGAGCGTCGCAGCTGCGGCTGCGTCCGTGTTTACTTGGCCCCAAAACGTCACCACGTCGGCGTCATTTGGATTCGCGATACCCGCGAAGTTTCCCGATAGCAGCCGACATGCGGCTGCCGCCATCGCTCCCTGCTTTAGCGGTGTGAGCGCGGCTGCGCCGCTAGCATCAGTGAAAAGCTGCTTGAAAAAACCAAGCACCTCGCCGTCGCTCGGGTTCGCCGCGAGCGGATTGTTGCCAGCCAAAGCTCCGCGCAGCATCGCGCGCATCGCCGAATATTGCTGCGCGGGGAGGCTCACCAGTACACCGAAACCTTCGTTGCGGTGCTCGCAGCTTTGAGCGCGACGGCCTGAACGAAGAAGGTCTGCCCGACCTGCGTCGCGTCCAGCGTCACGTCAACACCATCCAAGCCGGTGACGACAAGCGTTCCCACGCCGCCGCACGTGATCCACCGGCACGGGCGCCCCTCGCTGGGAGTCGCTAGGCCCGGCTGATTCAGCTTGCCGGGGTCATTCGCGAGGATATCGTAAAGAATCGGCGTGGCGGTCCAGGCCGTGCGAAACCAAGCGGTGTACGGATTCCATTCGAACTGTGCAGTAGACATGTCTCAACCTCCTAGAGCTGCCTGAGCGCCCGACTGCCGAGCGTTTCCAAGTTTTGCGAGCGCTCCGCCTGACGCGTGCGGCTTCTGCTGCGCGTCCTTCGCGACCTTGTCGGCTTGCGCCTTCGCGATTCGGTCGATGAATTTGCCGTCCAGCGTCGGTTCGCCCGCGCCGTTCAGGTCCAGGAACAGGTCGAGTTGCAAGCGATCGTTGAACGGCATGCGCTTGCCCTTCGCGTCGAGCTCGCGGATTTGGTCGAGCGCCTTCGTCTGAATCTCGGCGTACATGGCCGGGTACACGGCTTTGAGCGCGTCAATTTGCGCGTGCGTGACCGTGCCGCGCCGCAAGTCATCGACGACGGAAAGCGGATTCGAGACGGCCGCCCACTTCTGCGCGAATTCCCGAATCTGCAAATCGCTCGGAGTGATTTTACGCGATGGCTGAAAGACCGTCGGCGCCGCGGTCCCGCTCGGCAACTGCGTTTGCAGGTACTGCGCGCCGCGCGTAGCGGTGACGGTAGCGGCCTGCGAAAGGCGCGGCATTGTCTCGTACGCGCCGCCCATGGCCGCCTGCATTGAGGCGCGCACACCGGCCCCCATGTCGCGAGTCGCGTTCGAAAGCTCGGCCACGCGCTTCTCGTACGCCGCGCTGAGGTCCTTGGACTTGCCCATGAATGCATCCACGGCGGCAGGGGTCGCGATGCGCCGGATCGGCACGGCCGCGACGGCTTGCCCGGCCTCGCCAGCGGACGCCGCAGCGCGCGCGGTCGATTCGCGAAAGAAGGCCCCGAGCCCGGACTCTAGCTTGCCGTCCAGCGTATTGGCGAGCTTGTCAGCGAGAACAGCAGCGACGGCGCTCGCGTGCTCACGGACCGCCTTGTGAGCGATGCCGCTGAGGACAGAGCCGATCGGGCTACCGGTGAGCGCAGCGCCCGCGATGCCAGCGCCGTAGTCGCTCGGGGAAACCACGCGGTTGCCGAGCTGGCGCATTGCCCCTTCGCCCGCGATGTCACTCGCGAGCTTGAGGTTGCGGTACTGCGTTTTCAGCGCCTTGTACGCGCCGGCCTCGGACTTGTCGAAAAACGTAGCCGCCTTGTCGGTGCTGGCTTCAATCTGCTCCTCGAGCATCCCGCGCACTTTTTGCAGGTCGAGCAGGTTCGGCGGGGCGCCCTGCTGCGCCATGTTGACACCACGCTTGACCTGATAAATCTGGTCGTCGAGCGCCTGACGAATTCGGGTCAAATCCGCTACACTGACCGGTGTCTCGCCGGCTTTCGGCTGAATTAGTTTGCGCCCATCCTCGCGCGTTACCGCTTCAAACTTGGGCGCGGTGAGTTCGCGAAGGTCGTTCACCCACTGGCGCACAGCACCGGCTTTGCCGCGCTCGAGTGACGACGGGTGCAGGTCGAGCGGCCCAACCACGTCCTTTTCGATGCGGTCGGCGAGCGCTCCAACGTCGGGCGCAATCTCGGGGTGCGCCTCGAAAACCTTGTCGGCCCGCTCGCGGAAGGCTCCGAGCCTTTGCCCGGCTTCCTGGGTCGCTTGCTCGGTCCGCTCCGCAAGCTCGACCGGCGACTGATTCCATTGAAAGACCTTCGTGCCGTCGTCGAGCGTCGCGTCGCGCACGGCTCGCGCCACATTCGAGCTGGTCGCCGCCGCAGACTCGTAGTCGCGGCCCATGCGCTTGAGCGTTGACTGCGTCGCGCCAAGTGCCTTGATGGTGCGCTCGTCGGCGAATTCGCGGAGCCCGCTCGAAAGCTTGCCGGGCGCTGGCGGCGCCTCCGTAACGCCCGCGTCCAGCGGCGCGCCGGGAGCCGTTTCGGCGGCCACGGCGGGGCCGTCCGCAGCGTCCAGCGGACCGCCTACGTCAGGCTCGCCCGGGACGCCCAGCCCGTTATCGTTCAGCCGCGGAGAATCAATCGGCGTCGACCCGCGCGAGCCATGCCGCAGCAGAGCGCCGGCACCGTGAGCCGCAAGCGAAACGCCGCCCCCGAGCACCGCTCCCCACCCCATCGCCGCAATCAGCTTTTCGCCGCTTAGCGGAATGTTGTGCAGGTAGGCCTCCTCGCCCGCCTGCGCCTGGCCGTACGCCGCGCCCTCGACGGCGCCCGACACGAGAGCGCCGCTCGCGCGCGCCAGGGCGCCCCCTCCGAGCGCTTTGGCTGCGCCGGCACCTGCCGCGCCGGCTCCGCCCGAAAGCGCGCCACCGGCCGCTAAGGAGCCCGCAAGATTACCCGCCGCGTGGTAGCCCGGGTTCGCCTCGGCTCGAGCTCGGGCATTCTCGCCGTACTCGCGGCCGTACGCCTCGCCGGTCTGGTTCTCGCCGGTAACGCGGTTCTTGGCCTCGCCGAAGATGCTGGCCGCGTTCTCGACGGTCTGCCGGCCGTGGATGTTTTTGAGCGGATCCTCGTCGCCCCACAGCGCGGCATTCGCGCGGAGCGGCAAAGCGATCGGCGCTTCGATGGTGTCGATTGCGGCGGCGGCGGCCGACTCGCCGAACGTCTTGGCCTTTGCGCCAAGCGTCGAGTTTGCAGCTGCCTTGTCGGCTGCTGCCTTGTCGGCAGCGGTCGCGGGCAGGTAGTCGCCGCTCTCGAGCTTGGCCTTGACCTGCTCCTTCGGAACCTCGACGACGTCGCCGTCGCGGGTCTGGACGTATGCCTTGCCGCTCATGGCAGCTCCGGCTCGGGCGCGTCCGGTTCGGCGGCGCCGCGTGGCGACTCGGGCAGCGGTTTGCCGGTGGCGCGCGAAAGGTTCACGTCCTTTTGCGCCTGGGTGCGACTGTTCACGATGCTCGGATCAATCGAAGCCGCGGTAGCGTCGAGAGACCGCCGATAAGCGTACAGCTCGTGTGCGCGCTGGCGCAGGCTGTCGAGCCGTTCCGCATCGGTCTGCCCAAGCGTCTTGTCGGCTTCCTTTTCGCCCTCGTCGGCGGATAGGTCCTTGCCCAAAATGGCCGACGAATGCAGGCGAGCGCTGTTGATGCGCGCGCGCCGTAAATCGGTCGCGCCCTTCGGTACAACCATGCCAGGCAAGTGCTGACCGAGCGCGCCCGCGCCGACAGGCACATCGACGGCCTGTGCGGGCTTGCCGGTTTTCGGATCGATGATCGTTCCCGTCTCCGGGTCGAGCTGAACGCCCATCAGCTTGGCCTCGTGTGCCAGCGCATCGGTGAACCGCTCGGTCTGTTCGATCTTCGTGCCGTAGTTGGCCTTCTGGCGTGCTTCACCGGTCGCGGACAACGCAGGCTTGCCGCTTCCGGCGGCTTTCTTGATCGCAAGTTCTTCGGCAAGCGTGAGCGGCTTTCCGCCGCCCGTGCCGCCGCTCGCCTGGTGAAACTTGTCCTCGGTCGTGGTCGTGGTTTTGCCGGCGGCAAGCTCCGCGCGCTGCTGCTCGGCTAGGAGCTGCTGCTGCTGAAACTGCGCGGCCAATACCTGCGCGTTAGCTGAAACCTCTTTCGACTGCGCTTGCGCGGCGAAGTTGTTGGTTTCGGTTTCGGCGACCTTGTTTTGCGCTTGGAGCATGGCCGCTTTGGCCATGTCCATGTCGCCGTGGTAGTAGTCGACGAAGCGCGCGAGTGCGTCTTTCTTGTCGGCGCGCCCAGCGCGGTAGCGCTCTTCCTGCGCCGCGATGTCCGCCTTGATTTGGGACTGAACGTAGTCGAAGGCGTAGTTTTGCGTGTGGTTCAGCGACGCGCCGAACGCTCCCAATCCTTGACCGATCGCGCCGAAGATGTTGGCGACGACACCGCGGCTCGCGATGAAGTGATTCGGGTCGGGCTGCGCCGATTGCGTGTAGCGGTCTATGTCGTTCTGAAAGCCCTTTTCCTGAGCTTGGAAGTTGGCTTGCTTGCGCTGGACCTCGGCCTGCTGATGAGCGAGCGATTGCTGCGCTTGCAGGTTCTGCGCGGCAGCGCGCGCAGCCGTCGCGTCTGCGATCTGCTTTTCGGTCGCTGCCTTTGCAAGCTGCGCGTCGAGCACCGCGGCGCCAGCGTCGAGCCGTTCGCCGGCCGCTTGCGGGTCGTATGCCGGCCCGTGCTCGGTCACCGTCTTCTGGATGTCAGGCGAGAAGCCCGCCGGGCGCGCCGGTCCGCCGCCGCCACCGGGGAGCCTGCCGGTCAGCTGAATCTGTCGCAGGCGCTCATCCTGCGCAGCCTGCGCGGGGTCCACGGGCGCAGCTGGCGCGGGTGTAGCCCCGTCGGCGCCCTGCTGCGGAACGGGCGCGGGAGGCGGTGCCGTCACAGGCGCAGCAGGGGCCGCCGGAGCTGGTTGAGGCGCGGACGGCTGGGCGAGCTTGCCACCGAGCGGTACCTGCGCATTCAGGTTCTTCTGCGAATCGAGCTGCCCATTCCAGAGCTTACTCATGAACCCGCCACCGTCCGGCGTGCCGCTACCCGGCCCAGCCACGCCGTTGTCGAGCGCATTGAGCCCGAGCCGTTCGCGATGCTCGTCTGCAATCTCCGGCAGCGCCATCAGCGGCGGGCGCCCGTCGTCAAAATGCAGCATGCCCGCGCCTGGCAGCTCAGGCACGTCGGTCACGTCGACCACCTTCGCCATCAGCGAGCCCCCGCTTGCATGTAGGGATTACCCGCCGCGTCGAGTCCGCTGCTCGAGCGTTGTAGCTCTTTTTTCTTCGAGTCGTCCAGCATCGCGTAAAGCGCGTCGAGCTGGTTTTGCTGCGAGTGGTTCTGCGAGAGCGCGGCAAGCGCGGCGCGCGGCCCGTCCACATAGAGCTTGCCGTTCGGATCTGCCCCGACCGCTGGCGCAGTGACTGGGCTCTTTGCCAAGTCTTGAGCCATCGGGCTAACGTACGTGCCAGTTCCGTCCGCCGGGTCCTTGTACTTGTACATGCTCGGGGGCGCGCCGCGTGCGGAGTCCGCAATCAGTGCGTCGCCCTTGCTCAAAATCGGGTGGTCCGTCGAGCGAGAGAAGATGCCTGCCGCGTCGCCCTTCACGTCGGCAAAGCGAGCCGTGGGGACCTTGGCGTACTTGTCGGCCTGCTTAGGGTCCGTCGCGACGCCGCCCGCGCCATACTTCGCGGCGAGCGCTTGCAAGTCACCAAACGCGCCCTTCGGCTGGAGCGAGTTGCCGGCCGCGCTCACGCTGCTACCGACTGCGCTCAGCGGCACAACAGCCGTCTTGCTGCGCACGTCGGAGAACACCTTGCCGAGCGCCTTGCCCGCCATGCCCCCGAGCGTGCTGCCGACGATGCCGCCCACCGGGCCGCCGACTGCGCTGCCGGCGACGCCGCCCGTAACGGAGCCCGCCGTCCCACCGATCGCGCTGTCCTTTGCTGTGGTTTGCGCAGCATCGGTGGCCGCTTTCGAGGGCAGCACCATGTCCGTTGACGCAGGCGCCGCGCTCAGCGGCGTGATCCCAGTCTTGTAGCGCTCGTCGGACACTGCCGCCGAGATGACACCGCCGGCTGCCGAGGTACCCGCGCCGATGTACGCCTGTTGCCGGTTCGCGTCGGCGATGCCCGCGGTCGTGGCATTGCCGGAGTCAATGCCGTGCGTCTGGTTCGCGCTGGCCCATTCGGATTCCCGCCCAGCGAGCGCCGAAGCGTTGATGTTGAGCTGCTGAGTCTGGCCGCCCATCTCGGCGCCGAGAGCCTGCTGCTGCGCGCCCTGCTGCTGCGCGGCCCAAGCCTGCGAAGCTGCGTCATTGAGCTGCGTTCCCTGTAGCGCCGTAGTCGTGTGGTATTGCGCGCCAGCGAGCCCGGACGCGGCAGTCCCCTGGTCGGCCTGTACGGTTTGCCCTGCGATGCTGCCGGCACCCGTGATCGCATTGAGGCGCTGATTTTGAAACGCGGTGTTCTCGTTGGCGCGCAGCTCGCCCATCTGACCTGCGGCCTGCTGCTGAGTTAGCGCGTTTTGCTGGATGGCTTGGCGCAGCCCCGCGCCGCCGCCGCCCATGCCGCGACCTGAGCGCGCGAGCGCGAGCGCGTTCTGGGTGTTCGCGTCCGTGGCCTGCGTGAGCTGCGCCTGTGCTGCGCTCGGTCCCGGTTGCTGGTTCGCGAAGGCCAGAAGGCCCTCGTAGGCCCCCGTCTGCAAGTTGCGGTCGCTCTGCGCGTGCTTGAGGCCGGTGTCGTATTGGGTTGTATCGCCCGTGTATGCGCCCAGCCCTCGGGCGCCGGCCTCGGTCGATAGCTCACCAGCGCGGTTCGCGTCGGCGTTGAACCTGCGACTATAAGCGTCCGCAGTCGCGCCAGCGTTGCCAAGCATCGCAGCGGTAGCTGCGTTGTTGTTCGTGCCGAGCCCGAAATCCCCCTGCTGCTTTACCTCTGCCTGCGCGTTGTCGAGGTTGCCGAAAAGCTCGTTTTGCCCGCCCAAGTCGGCGTTGTAGGTCTGCCGCCCGTCGAGCCTTTGCCCGGCTGCAATCTGCGCATCGTATACGGCCTTGTTGGCCTGCGCCGTGGCCGTGTCGTGAGCCACGATAGTCCCGCGCCCGCCGATCGGAGCGCCGTTGGTTGGTGCCGCAGTCGGGACAGCGCCGGCCGTGCCGAGCAAAGCCGCCTGCCGTTCTGCCGGCGTCATCGTTCCATCAGGATTCGGCATTACGCTGCTCTCCCCGCGGGCAACCGCTTGGTCTTTCCAATCAATTCCGACTCGATGAACAGCGCTTGCATGATGAAGCCCTCGGTCGCAGCGCCACCAGACCCAGCGTCCGGGCCGTCCGTGCACGTCACGCGCAACGAAGCGCCCTTTTGGATCTTCGGTGTCACGTTCAGATAGACGACGCCGTCAGGGCCATCGGGCGCGGTGACCGTGAACGGGTACGTGTCGGCGGCGGCTCCGTCTACCGACACCTGGACGTTCACCTGCGCGTTACCGCGGTACTCGCCCATCACGAGCACCTTGTTGAATTGGCCGTACCCGCCGACGCCGAAAGGCCGGATGTCTCCGGTGCCGAGTGACGTGGAGATGAATTGCCCATTGTCCGAATAGCCCGCGGACGACTCGGCAAACAGGTTGAGTAGCGCTCCCGTGACGCCGTTAAGCTGCGGCAAAATGAACGTATCCGACCAGGTGCCGCCGAGTCCGAGCACCGGTCCGCCAGCGCCGAAGTAGTCGACCGACCAGCCTTGCGTGCGCATGTCGTAGGTCACGATTGCGGATGACGTGCCGGCTTCGGTGGACGCCAGAACAAACCGCACAGTGATTTCCCCGAGCTTGCCGTTTCCGTTGCTTGGCGCCGAAACGAGCGTAGCGCTTACCACGATCGGAAACAGCGCGAGCGTGTCTTGGACTTCGGCACCAATGAACAGCGGCGTGTTGAAGCCGCGAGGCAACAGGAAGATTCCGCGCTTGCTCTGGAAGAAGATGCCGAGCGAAGTCTCGACCACGCTGCGCCAGTCGACGCATCCGTTGTCCGTGGGAAGCTCTTGCGGCGGGCTGAATTGGCCGATGCCTTGATCGCTCGGCCCGTCGCCCTGGACGAGGTAGATTTTCTCGCGCGCAAAGGCCACGACGGTGCCGTCGAGTGACGCAAGCCCTGTGCATTTTTGCGGCAAAAACACGTTGAACGGGTCGAGGTCGCTAAACTGCGTCGGCTCGCCGTCAACCAGCAATTTCGAAGCCGTAACGACGCAGCGGTCGAGCTGTCCACCGAGCCACACACGACCGTTGCACACGGTCATGAACGTGCAGGGAGGCGGGAGCGTATTGTCGAGCACGCCGCCGTCGGTGTAGATGAATTCGTTAATCGCCGCGCTCGCATCGGACATCAGATCCGTGTACGAGACGGTTGCCGCTGCGCCGGGCGCACCGCTTGGCGGTGCCACGTTCGGCGTCACGCGATGGTAGGTGCCCTGCCCTGAAAGCGTGCGGTAGATGTGCAACGAAAGGGTGCCGTTGACGAGTCGCGACATGGCGACCAACGGCGCGATCACCAGAGTGGCCGAGTTGTTGGCGCCGGGCGTGAACGCGAAAGGATCGCTTGGCGCGGACCGATGGCGCCGACCCTGCCCGTCCAGCCATTCGTAGACAGCGCGATAGAGGTAGACGCCTGCGCCAGTCGTGAGCGCGCCGCCGCCGCCGCCCGTGATGCTCTTGATAACGGGAAAGTTCGTGAAGCCGGTTTCCTCGGCCGAGCCCGTGTATTCGAACAGTGCCCCGCCCGCGAATTGAGCGGCGCGGCCAGCCGTGGCGATGCGTCGCGCGGCATATCGCTGCGACTCGAAGATCGAATGCGCAGAGATTGAGTCCAGGCCGAAAGCCTCGACGTTGTTGGTGTTGCCAAAGCGCGTCGTGACAATCAGCGCTGTGTAGTAGCCGGCGGCAGTCGGGACAGCGTCCGCCAGGTGCCGATAGTGAGCGAGTGTCGACGCTACCGTATTCGGCGCGTGTAGGTGCCTGCGCAGGAACGAGCCCGACGCCGCCGTGCTCGATAGCTGCAACAGATAGAACGACCGCTGGTCATCCCATTGCGTGCTGTTGAACGTGCTGCCGGCGTTGTGCGTGTGGCACCAAGCGTACATGCCATCGCGCGTCCCGAACGTGCCGTAGGCAGGCCCCGGGAATGGCTTGCTCGCGAGGCACGCGCCGTGAAACGTCGAGATGCCGGTAGCTAGCGTGCTGTTGGCGTTGACGCTGACGCAGCGAGTGTAGTTCGAAGTCGTGGCCGCGACGTAGCCGGACCATGCGAGCGTGCACACGCCTGCCGATTCGAGCGCAATGCCGGGCTGCGTGAAATTGTTGGCGTCCACCTGCACAGAGAAGGCCGCCCCAGTCGATGCCGTGAGCCCGTTGTTCCAGCTGGCGAACCGGATGTCTCCGCCGCTGTCTAGCCAAGCAACGAAGATGTTGTTGGTTGCGTCGCTGTTGATGGTCGGCGTGACGATGATCCCACCGGTCGTGGCGACGGTTTGCGTCTGCGACAGGGTGGGCGTGGCCAGCGACGCGAACAGCTTGACCGTGAGCGTGCCAATCGCCGACTGATAGACGATAACGAGGTCACCCCCTCGTCCTACGGCGTCGTAGATGGCGCCAGCGGGGCCGAGCGTTCCCGCGTTAATGTCTGTCGTCACCTGCGTCGATGGGTCGTAGGTCGCCAGGTGGAGCGCCGTTCCGACCCGGTAAAGGTAGTGAACGAAGGAGGTACAGCTGATGGCGCGCGGATAGAGCCCCGTCGCGTAAAGCTCGGTCGGGCGCACCATGGCGCCGTCCGTGCGCTTCACGCAGCGGAAGACGCTGGTGCCGTCGTCCCACAGGTAGACCAGCGTGCCACCGGACTGACCAAGCGTGCCGTTACCGATGGCTGCGGACTCAGCGCGTGAGATGATGTCACGCTCACCCGGGGCCCAATGCGCCAGCTCGCCGTTGAAAGCGAGGCCCGCCGAAGTCCAGGCGCCGCCCGTGAATTGGCGGACTCCAGAACCGAGCGCGAGTAGCGGCGTGTCGTTCCACGTGCCGATCGCATTGACCGGCTGCGTCATGTAGTTTAGGCCGCCGTCCAGGTTCGTCGTCGTGAGCGCGGAAACGCCGTAGCGCTTGGAGGGTCGCCCATCCTTGCGCCAGCGCACGTTCTGCGCGAGCCGGTGTACGTCCGGTGGCGCGACGCGCGGATCGACACTCTCATTTTGCCCGCGGGCGAAGATGATCGGAAGTAGGTCCGTCATCGGTAGTACCCGTACTTGTCGCAGTAAAAGACGTACACGCCGACCGCGGCCAAGCTCGGCAGCGCGGCGCCGTTGCAGAGCACCGTCGAGTCCTGGCAAAGCACGGTCACAGCGTTCGCCGCCACAGGCTTGATGAGCACGAAGCGCCGCCCGAAGTTCGTAGGCTTCAACGCAGGCAGCACGATACTCGCGCCCGCGACGCTGGTGTCGACACTGAGCTGCTGGTCGGGTCCAAGCGACACGACGCCTTTGGCCGCCGTTGCCGTGAACACGGACGCGATCGGCAGCGGCGAGCTCGCAGCCTGCGCTTGGTCGATCGCCTTGCTGGTATTGTCTTCGAGCGCACTCAGTTGCCTGCCCAGTTTCGCCGGGTCGGTTGTGTCGAATTGCTGGATGCGGGCGAGGCTCACAGCATCGTCCTTCGGTTGCGCATACCGCGAAGGTCGTAGCGTTTGGCCACGCTCGGCCGGTCCTGGCGCAGGCGCTGCTGAAAGTCGGCCTGGATTCGGTCGCGCTCAGTCGTCGCCGTGGCGTACGCGCCTTGGTCGTGGTCGCGTACGATGATCTTGATGAGACAATCCCACGTCACCCACTCTTCCCAGCCCGCGACGCCGTCGAACGTGTCGCCGTCCGCGACGAGGTCAGGCAGCAGCCCCATGTACCAAAGCGTGTATGGGTAGGCGGACTGCGGCGGCGGGACGATGCCGATCGTGTTGTTGTAGCGGAAGAAACCGACCGGAATGCTCTGTGTTGCCCCGGTGGGAGTTGGGCCGAAAACGCCCTGATACTGATTGCGCTGCTCGAAGGGGAGCTGCGGCACGTCGAGCACTTGCCCGTTGACCGTCACTTCCATTTGATAGACGTGGAGCGCGCCCGGATTGAACGCCGAAATGTCGATGGTGCCGAACGCGTACGGCGCGGTCGGGCCAACGGTGAGCGTGCCCGAATGCGGCGTCAGATACAGCGGCACGCCCTGCTCGCTCACCCATTCGCGCCAGCGCTGCACGCTCTGATTGATGACGCGCGTGAGCGACGTGTCGTCGTGACGCAACGTGGCCCCGAGCTGGTCGGCTTGCCAACGCAAGTCGGTCCGCATCTGGAGTAGGGTTCTAGTCCTGGCCACGTTGCATCACTCCGGGTTCAGTAGTCGTCCGAGTTGCAAGCCTTCACGGCGCGCCAGAACGCCTTGAGGCGCTCCGGATCCATGTCGGGGAAAGCCTCGGTCGCGGCTTCCTCGAAACCGGGCGGCAGCTCGTCGCCGCTCGGCTCAGCCTTCGGCTTGGGCATCGAATCGCCGCCACCCTTGGGTTTGCCGCCCATGATGATTGCGAGGTCGACGCCCTTGCCCTTCGGCTCTTTCTCGTCGTCGGACATGCCTGGCATGGCGCCCATTACGGAGCCCTGCCGTTCAGCATGTACTGGACGCGAATCACGTCACCGTTTGCCGGGTCGGTCGCGGCGCCAGCAGCGTTGACGCAAGTGATCGACGCCGTGCCCGAGTTGGGCAGGAACGCGGTCACGAAGAAGCCGCGCACCGTGCCAGCCGGCGAAACGATTACCCCGTCGATGTTGCCGCCACCGTCGGCAGCAGGCGGAAACGTGAGGTTGTATACACCGGCCGCGCCGTGCGCGACTGACATGTTCGGATCATCTTGTGCCGCGAGAATCGCGCCGCTCGCTGCGGCAACGGCTCCCGCTGCACCGATGGGAATGATGTGCTCGAGCTCGATCCGGTCGCGGTGACCAGATCGAGTCGGGTACTGGATGACTTCGCCTGCGCTGGTGCTCATGGCAAAACCTCAGGTCGTGGGCACGGTGCCGCAGAAGCCAGGGGCAGCGACAACGAACGCCGGGTATGCAACCAGGCGGTACTCGTAGTCGTTGCTCGCGACCTTGCGGAGCATCTCGAGCCCGTCACCATTGACGACCTCGGGGATTTTGCTGAGGCCACCGAGCTTGACGGTGTCCATCTTCAGCGCGAACGCCTTGCCCACCGGGCAGAACGGATCGGCATAGAGCTTCACCGTCTTGCCGCCGGCCTTGAACGAGAGATTCTCGTAGCCGAACTCGGCGTCCTTCCCGATTTCGCGGTAGCCGCGGGACTCGAGCGAGTCGGCCACGTTCTGCCACTTCTCGGGGTTCAGGAACACGGCATCGGGACCGGGCCCGAAGTTGCGACCGCGCATGCGGGTCACGAGGCGCTTGAGCCGCTGCTCCAAGGTGAGGCCCGTGATTTCCGCAGTCGTTAGGCGGATGCCCGACATGCGCGCGAGGTCGATCGTGCGGTTGAGGTTTTCGAACGTGGTCGCGGTCGGGTCCGCCGCCGGGATCCATGCGCCCAGGCCGAGCAGAATGCGCGTTGCGCCGCTGCCGCCAAAGTCGCCGTCACGGAAGCAGAACATCGTGCCGGCCCAGTTGGCCGGAGTGGCTGCCGCGCCGCCCGAAGTCGTCGACACGGTGAACGTGCCAGCGTTGCGGTTGACGGCCACAACGAAGCCCTGACCCGACGCAGCAATCAGGATGTGCGCAGGGTCGGAGCCGTCATTGACGGACACCACGAGGATTTGGCCGACCTCGAAGTTGACGATGTCATCGGCGTTGACCAGCGTGCATACGCCGGCCGCGATGGTGAAGCCCGCGCTGGAGAGCGACTGGCCACCGTTGCCGTACAGGTACGTCGAGAACGTGTCCCCGAAGCCGTTGTACAGGCCGCTGATTTCCGTCTCTTGGTCACGCAGGAACGCGCCGACATTCGAGCGCGAAGCCTTGATGACCTTGTCGCCGATTTCGACGGACGCGGAGTAGTCGCCGTAAGCGACCTTCCATTTGCGGCCCTGCAAGTTGCCGTTGCCGGAGCCTTGCTGCGAGCCCTGTTGAGCCTTGGCGAGCGTCGCGCCGAAGCCTTGTGGGTTCTGGAAAATGAACGGGTGAACGTACTGGTCGCCGCCGAGGTCTTCCTCGCGGGTGACCATGCCGAAGAAGGGTCGATCCTTCTTGGTCAGGTCGTCGATTTTGTCTTTGGTGTAGAAGTCTTTGAGAAATGCGTCAAAGGACGCGAGAGTTGAGGCCATGGGTTTCGTCCCTGGCCGCTCGAGACTGTCAGTCGGTCGCTTGCTCCATCTGGCGCTGATACTTTTCGCGGATCTGCGCGGACGTGAGCTTCTGCGGCGTCCCGGTTGCCTCTGCGGCTTGCGTTTGCTTGAGCGAGCGCGCAGGTGCTTTCGCAGCTGGCGGTTTCGCGGGCAGTGCACTGGCCCGGGCAGCATTCGCGGGGGATACCCCGGTCGGTTCGTCAACACTCCATTGCTGGAGTGAGGCTAGGATTTCGTCGCGTGCCATCTCCGCGGCTTGCTGGAGCGGCATCAGCGTGTTCGACTCGGCATCGTAGCTTTCCTTCTGGATCGCGTAGATGCGCTGGATAAACGCGGGGCGAGCGCTGTACTTGCGAATCGCCGGGTCCTCGCTGGTCGCGCACTGCTTTTGCGTGTCGTCGAGGTAGGCGTGGATTTGGCGCGCCCGGTCGGCCTCCTCGGCCTGCTCACGCTCACGCTGCTCGCGCTCGGCTTGCTTGCGATCGCGCTCAGCGAGTTCGGCTTTGAGCGCTTCAATCTCGGGATTTTTGCCGACGCGCTGAGTGATGATCTTGCGCTGGTAGTCGGCTGCATCCTCACCGAACGCCGCCTTGAAGGCCGCATCGTAGTCGCCGGACTTGTACAGCTCGCGGGCCTGATGAAACGGCGCGTATTCGGCCTTGAGCCGATCGACCACCGTTGAAAGCTCGTGCTCACGCGCAGCAACGGCGCGCTTCGCGCCCTGCTCGTACTTGCGGATTTTCTCCCACTGCGCCGAGTTGACGTTGAGTTTGCGGGCCAGCGCCTCGCGCACGCCATCCGGCATGGCTTCGCCAAGGCCCTTCAGGTCACCGAACGCAGCGTCCAGCGCCTTGGCTACGTCGCCGTGCTTGAGGTGGAAGCGCGCCTTCTCGAGCGCAGCAGCGCCCGCGTCGGGCTCCGGTGGCGCTTCGGCGGCTTTCTCCGCTGCCTTGGCCTCGAGCTTCTCTACGCGGCGTCCAGGCGCCTTGTCGGCAACCGGTGCCTTGCCATCCGGCCGAGTCGGGGCCTCATCTTGCGAGAGCACCTTTTCGATGACCTCAGCAGCGGTCGGCAGGCTCGGGGCAGCAGCAGGAGCGGCGCTCGTCGCGGCGGATTCTTGGCTTTCGTCAGGCGGCATTGGGCACCATCTGTGGGGGTGGGCCAGCGGGCGGACCCGGCGGCATCATCGGCGCGCCAACAGGGGGCGGACCATTGGGAGCTGGAGCCATCGGCGCGCCGGCAGCGTTGGCGGCTGCGCGCGCTTCCTTCTTTTGGATCTCCAGGTCGACTTCCTGCATGAAGCGCAAGAAGAAGTCCTTGTTGAAATCCGGCACGTCATCCATCTCGGCTTCGAGGTACGCCTGCGCGACCTGTACGAGCGCATCGGGGAGCGAGGGCATCCACGGAATCGGCGGGCGGTAGCGGAACGTGCCCGCCTGCTCGGCCTCGGGTGTCGCGTCGAGCCACTGGTCGATGTAGCTCTCCACGAGCTCGCGCTGGCGCGACACGCTCTCCAGCTCCTTCGCGGTATCGAGGTACTTGATGACTTCGATCAGGCTCTCGTCACTGACCTTGCCGGCGGCGTTCATCTCTTGAATCAGCTGCAAGCGGTCGGCGGGCGTATTCTTGACCTCGCCCACGGAGTAGAGCTGGATGACGTAACGGTCCTCCTCGAGGTCCACGTCCGACCACTTGATCGTCCGCATGAACCCCTTGCCGGTCCACTTCGAGGAAAAGTCCTTGTTGATCGCGGCGAGCTCGCGCACGCAAGCGACGGTCTGCCGCGCCAGGGAAACGAAAGCGCCCTCAAACGCGCGGTAGATGACGGAAAAGCGCTTGCTTTGGATGTCTTCGGTAGCCCGAATCGCCACGGCCGCAGTGAGCCCGGTCGGCTTGTCACCACTCGATGTCATCTCGGACACACCCGAAATGTCGTGCAGCTCGGCCTGATTCATCTGCAAAAATTGGACGTTCGCAGGACCGAAAGGCACGGGCGGGACGTACACAGGCGGCGCGGAGCCCGGCTTGAACCGCAGATTGATGCCGTCCTCGTTTGAGCGCAGGTCCTCCTCGCGAACGGAGCCCTCCTCGAATGCCAGACAGCCCATCGACGTGCGTTTGTGCGAGTCGCCCATGCGCTGCACCGTGTCATTGATGGTGTCGGCGATGCTCGACACTTCCTCGACCAGCGAGGTGCCGTCCGAACCGACGAGATGCCGCGACCAGTGCAGCCAAATGAAGGGAAACTCGGTCCGGGTCCATTCCTCATCGACCAGCGTTTCCTCGTCCACGGCGATGACGTGGCGCCCGGCCTTCGTTTTGCTGAACGGGAGTCGCCAGGCTTCACAGACGCGGATTTGGTTCGAAACGCGGCGCGTCCCTACCCATTCCGCCTCGCCCTCCTCGACGTATTCCGGCGCGCGCTCAAGCGCCTCTTTGCTCTCCGGAAAGCGCGCAATCAGTTCGTCTCGGTCGTACGGGTAGATGTGAAACAGATTGCGCGGCTGGCCGTAGCGAGCTTCGAGCGGGTCGACGAACAGCTCCCACGTGAACACGCGCTCGTATGAAACGCGGCCGTCGTCCTCGTCGGCGAAGGTCTTGACCGCGCCGCCCGTGGGAAACACGCATGCATCAAGGAACACGCGCAGCATCAGCTCCCACACGTCGCCGTAGATGCCGACCGCCTGCATGAACTGGCCCTCGACGAAGCGGTCGAGTTTCTTGCTCTTGCGCTTGGTCTGCCAGTCCGCGTCGGACGTGACGAACTGAACCTTGGGCTTCTGCTGCCCGGCGAGCTTGGCGTGCGCCGCGTTCGCTACGCTGCGCTCCTCGGGCCACACCAGCGAGCCGCCATCGGTCCCGCCGTACGCTCCGGCGCGGTAGTACGCAGCGGGGTTCAGCCCGCCAAGCCGGCGCATCTCGTAGCGGCTCGCGGCGTCGCGGCAACGCGTCTTGCGGGACTTCTGCTCGGTCTGGAGCGCCACGCAAAGGGCGACCAACTCGCGCGCCATTTCGGCGCCCTTATCCAAAGAATGCCACTTGGGTGTTTTGAAATCAGCCAACGGGCACCCACGATTCGTGGCGGATGACGGCGCGCGCCGCTGCCTCCGAGATGCCCCAGGCTTTGGCGACCGCTAGCTGCGTTACAGGCAACGTCTCAGCCGTCAGGCGAATCAGTTCAACGTCGCCCCATGTGAGACGGGCCCGACTATTGCGCTCGCCCCTGTGATCGCCTGCTCGACCGCGCCCCTTGGAGCGCATATCCAAACTGTTGTCGAGCGCGGTCCCAAGGAACAGGTGCGCCGGATTTACGCAACTGGGGTTGTCGCATCGGTGGCAGACCTGCATCCCGTCAGGGATAGGACCGTGTGCCAATTCCCAACTGTGACGATGAGCTGAGGCGTGGCAGCCATCTACGCGCAGGTTCCCGTACCCCGATGGCTTGCGCGCGCCGATCCAGATCCAGCAATCGCCGGACTTGTCAACTTTCGCCCAGAATCGGTCTGTCGGGTGTGCCAAGCAGGTACGGCACAGGTTGGCTCAAATTGTCCGGCCCGTGGTCAGAAATGTTTCGACAACCGCGAGATATTTTAGTATCCATGCAGTTGTGCCAAACATCCGTGCCATTCAGGATAACGTCATCATCCGGTTTTTGCCCCCGCCGAAAAAGACGGGCGGCGGCATCCTTTTCATGCCCGACACGGCGAAACCCGAGAAAACGCTCCGGGCCGAAGTCATCGCCGTCGGGCCTGGTCACTATCGCGACAACGGTCACGGCAAGTTCATCCCGACGACTCTGGTAGCGGGTGAAATCGTGCTTGTCGATCGGCAAGCTGGGCAGGACTACTGCCTCGATGTGAACACGCCGCGCCAGAACAAGGACGCCGAGTGGGCGGACAAGTTCGGCAACTTCCGCGTCGTGCGGGAGGATGAGGTGTTGGCGGTTGTCGAGGGTGCGCCGTGAGCGAGGTCGCTCGTGCTGAGCAACTTTGCGAGCTGCTGGTAGCCGCGCTGCAAAGCCATCAGCGGCTTACCGCGGTCGAGCGAGAGTTTCAGGACAAGCTCAAGGACTACTGGGCTCACGTGCAACAGAACGTGGATCACGGTGTCGAACTGGCGCGGCTCGAATGGGAGAAGGATGCCCGTAACTATGAGCGCACCAACGCGCATCTGGACCGAGAGAACAATTCTCTGGACCGGAAGAATCGGCGTCTGCTCGTCAGGCTCGAAAAGGCGCGCGCTGAAATTGCTGGATTGAAGGCGCTAAACCATGGGCTGCGCCACAAAGCGCGCGCGAAAGCGAAGCGCTGATGGGCTCACTATCCCGCCGCCTCACGAAACACCTGAGCTTCTTCAACCGGAGCATGGCGCAGCAAATCAAAGCGCGCCGGCACGGCATGAAGATTGCGGACGCGGCAGCCATCATCGCGCCGGCAGTGACGGAGGGCGTGCTACTGAGCGAGCGCCTGCAAGCCGCCGCGTGGCCAAGGGGATAGTTACGCTCAATGGGTAGGCGCACGCCAAAGCCCGGCGGCGCGGCCGAAGGCTCGACGCTCCAGAAAGACCAAATCGTGGAAGCTGTCGCGCTCCAAATGTCCGAGGGCAACTGGCGCCCGTACCGCTCCGTGCGTGAGCTTGCGGCGCGGCACAACATGTCGCTCGCCAGCGCGCAGCGCTATGCCAGCGAGGCCACGCGGCTGCTGCGGCTCAGCTGGGGGCAGGACGAGGCCAAGGTCGCGGTGCTCGAGCGCATCGCGCACATCGGGCGGGAAGCCATGGAGCGCGAGGAAGAGGCCGGTGTGTTCAACACCGAAACCAAGTCGGTCGAGGTCGTAGCGCTGAAGAAGCCCGACCATCGCACGGCGCTCGCGGCCATGAAGCACCTAGCCGACATGCTCGGGATGAGCGGCACGAACAGCGAAGTGGTTGTGCGCTACCAGCAAATGAGCGACTCGGACCTCTGGCGCGAGGCGCAGCGCTTCGTCGCCCAACTCACAGGAAAGACCCATGACGGAATCGAAACCAGCGGCGAAACCATTCCCGAGCCCTCCGAAGACTCCGAAGGAGACGACGGCGACACCGAAAGCGAAGCCCGAGACGCGGATGCGCTGGCTGAGTTTGAACATTCTCCCTGACCCAGACGGCGTCTCGCACTACTCGCAGGAGGAGGGCTACAAAATCGAGCGCTTCGGCGCGGGCTTCATCACCCGTTCGGATAACGACGGGCTGAGCTACTGGACTCCGGACGCACGCGTTGTGCGGGCTCGATTCGAGACTGAAAAAGCAAAGGAAGAAACCCCATGAGACGCGAAGTTTACACCAGCATTTCCCATCCCGTCGGCGAGCCGTTCGCTGCCCCCGCGCTGCCCGCTGGCGCACTCGACGAAGGCGCACACAGCCTGGTCGGCTCACACGTCACAGCAGACGGCGCGAACATCGTGACGCTGTGGCATGCAACCGTGGTCGAGCCTGACCCCGTGTCGGACACGGAGCCGCCCCCGGCCGAGTGAACGCGCGCCTGTTCGCCCAGTTGCCGCCGGAGTTGCGCGGCGAGCTCGAGCGCCGCATTCGTGCGGACCGAGACGTACGCGCAGCCCGGCGGTTTCTGGGTGACCTGCATCCGAAGCAGCGGCGCTTCGTCGAGGACAAGGCGCGGCGCAAGGTCGCGCTCTGCTCGCGCCGCGCCGGCAAGTCTCACGGCATCCTGGCGTGGCTGATAGACGGCGCGCTGGAGGACCCCGGCGGCCTCAGCGTCTACGTTGCGCGCAGCAAGGGCGATGCCCGGCGCATTTTGCAGCCGGCGATCGACTACTTCGCCCAGCGCTACCCGGAGCTACAGCTCAAGCTCCGCGAGGTCGACGGCCAACTGCTGCTCGTGGTCGGGCTCACGCGGCACAGCATCTGGCTTGCAGGCTGCAAAGACCAGAGCGAGGGCGGCAAGTTCCGCGGCTCGAAGTACAAGCGCGTCGCGATCGACGAGGCTCAAGAATACCCGTTCCTGCGCGAGCTGGTCACTGACGTCTTTGAGCCGGCGCTCATCGACAAGGCTGGTCACCTGCTGCTCGCGGGCACCCCGAGCCCAATACCTGCCGGGCTGTTCTACGAGGCGAGCACGGGCGACGGCTCGCCGCAGTGGCCGACGCACCACTGGACCATCTACGACAACCCGCACATCCCGAACGCGGAAGCCGAGGTCAAGCTTTTCTGCGAGACGTACGGGCTCGACCGGAACAGCGCCACGTTCCGCCGTGAGTACCTTGGCCAATGGGTGCGCGACGAGGGCGCGCTGGTCTACCCATACAGCGCCGGCCTGAACGCCGTCACGCCGGACCAAGTGCCGGACGGCCTGCGCTACATTCTCTCGCTGGACTTCGGCTTCGGCAACGCCACGGCGTTCACGATTCTGGGCATCAGGACGGCATTCCCCGAGGTTTGGGTGCTCAAGGCGTGGAAGCTTGCCGGGCTCATCCCGAGCGCAGCAGCGGCGCACGTGGAGCGCCTGCGCGTGGAGTACGGCGCGGGGCTGCAAATCATCGGCGACGAGGGCGGCCTCGGCAAAGGCTACGCCGAGGAGATGCGCCAGCGCTACGGCATCGGCATCATCGCGGCCGAAAAGACGAAGAAGCGCGCGTTCCAAGAAATCGTCGCGGGCGAGCTCCGTAGCGGCACCGTCAAAATCGTTGCGCGCGAGTGCGGCCAGCTACTCGACGAGCTGTGCTTGCTCCAGTGGGGGCCGGGCCGCGTTGCTGAGGACCCCCGCTTCGAGAACGACTGCGCCGACTCGATGCTTTACGGCGTACGAGCGGCGCGCACCGCGTATCAGCCAGAACTCGAGCCACCGAAGCCAGGGACGAAGGAGTGGTGGGACGCCGAAGCTAAAGCCACGCGCGCCGCGATCAAAAAGCGAGCCGAGGGCCGCGCGAAAAAGCTCGGGGCGCTACGGCGCTGAGCACGGCTCGTCGTCGATGGTCGGGATTTTCCCGAACCGATGCCAGTCGCTGTGGATGTCGCCAGCCTCGACGCGCAGCACGTCAACCGGCGGCATCGAGCATGGGTCAGCGCCAGCCGGGAGCAAGCCGCCACCGGTAGCCGCCTCAACGGCATACACGTGGCACGCTGCGTCGCCGGCGAGCGGGCTATCCGTGTCCTGGTACCAGCCGCAGCGGCCCGACAGATCCGAGCCCACGTCATGTACGGCAGATTCGACCTGTGCAGAGCAGCCGAGCGCAACCAGCGCGAGCCCAGCAACACGTGCGCGGGCGTGAGATACTATGCTGAAAAGCGCACGGCACACATCATGCCCCCTTGACAGCCATATGTGAACTACCTGCATGGTCGCGCGGTCACTGGCCAAATCTCTGACTCCTGACTAGCATCTTGAGGAACGGGTGCTCGCCCTCATGCTCGATGACGGGATTACGCATTCCGGGCCGAGGCTCGAAGTCACCGCACTCGCAGCCATCTTCCAGGCAGCACATAGCCATCCGGTGTTCGGGGCTATCGTGCCCGCACATACATGGGCCTGGCCAATCGCCGCCGCTTCGATAGGTCACGCTCGCCTCCTCGCCTCAGTCTGCTCCTCCCGCCACCTGAGCGCAATCCGCACCGCCGACGCGACCGAAGTCGGGACCGCGGTCCGAATCCCTTCCCGCTGGGCTCGGTCGTGCCACGCGACTTGGACCGCCGATAGCTCGCCTGTCTGAGTCTTCGTTTCCATCCAGCCGAGCGCGGGGAGCAACAGGTCGGGCTGGCCGGGTTCGCCTGATTGCGTGCCGGATTTGCCGCGCTTCATGGTGACGCCCATGCGAATGACCCAGAAGCCGAGTTTCGCTAGCTCCTTTCGGATGCTGCGACTCAAGTCCGTCTCAGACATACGCGTGCGCCCAGCTCCGCCACAGCACGAAATCCGGCCGCGGCTCCTCGGCATGCGCAAGCCCGCACCCGATGCAGGTTTCGCCGACGACTTGCCACGGCAACCCGAAACAGTTGCCACAGTGCTCGCCGACGCGCTTCTCTTTCCGACGTTGAAGCGTCCTATCATCGCGCGCATGCTGCTTCATTTTGACGCACGGCCGGCAGTCGATGAGGTGACCGTTTCGACTCGTCGGGCTCAGCGGGAAGTTCTCAGCGGTCAGCTCGAGCATGGTCCCGCAGCTTCGGCACTCGCGATGGCTCTCGGGCGGAGCCTTGCGGCGACCAGAGCGCCAGCCCATCAGACGCCGCCCTCCGAGAGCGCCTGCCGGATTCGAGCCGCCGCCTCACGCCAATGCTTCTGCCGCGCGCCCATGACCGTCTCGACGTTGGCCAGCTCCTCTGCGGTAGGCCTAGCCAGTAGCCTCAGGATGGCCTCCAGCCGCGCCTCTTGCCCGGTTACACCCAGCGCGCGGTCAACGGCGGCCAGCTCGTCCTGGAGGCGCTTGGAGTCGTCGCAGCCGCAGCGCTCGGGGTCTTGGCGACGTGGTACCCCGAGAGCCCAATCGCGCTCAATGGCGTGCTGCTGCTCGCCCCAGTTTTTACCGTGGCCAGGGTGCCCGGGATGATGCAGCACGGCGCCGATAGGATCATTCGGGCCGGGTGCCGGCGGCGGGTGTCGCCCGTCCCATTCGTTGGTCACGACGCGCCTCCACCGTTGCGCCCACTCGGCCGATTCTCCCAGTCCTTGCGGCGCTCGACCCACGTGCTCAGCGGGTACGGCGCGCCGTAGGTCCGCTCCATGATGCCCGCGAAGTTCCAGACGTGCTGCGCGCGCTGCTGCTGATTCAGCCGTCGCCCGCGCTTGCGTTCGTAGTCTTCCATGTTCCGGTAAAACTCCTTCCAGCAGAAATGCAGCGCCGCGTTATTGCGGTCGCGCTCGTCGGCGAGGCTATCGGTCGGGTCGTGCAACTGGCTCGTGTCGGGCTCGTCGCCGTACGTGCTCGGGTCGTATTCCTCGGCGGTCGGCAGGTCCGGCGCGACGCGAAACCAGAGATCAAACATCAGCGCCGCGAGCCCGCGGTCCTGCACCGCGCGGAGCTTCTCGAGCCCGCTGAGCTGCTCGACGCGCGCCGTTGGGTCGTACGGAAAGTCGCGCTCACTGGCCATTTGCCGCCGCCCTTCGCTTCTTTTCAGCCTCGTAAACCAGGCGGCTTTGTTCGACCTGGTCGATTTCTTTCAGCACAATCCGGCTTTCCCGCGTCAGATTCGAATGCTCGAGCGCGCCCGGCGCTGGCAATCCACCGGGTTTTCCGGCCTCCTTCCGCACGTTCTCCCGCAGCTTTCGCATCCAATGCCGGCGTTTCTGGCCCATCCCGCCGCCGATGGTCCAATAGCTCGCGAAATCGTGGATAAGAGCATCAACGGCGGAGCGGTCGACTTTCAGCGATTCGGCTAGTTTTTCGGGGATTCCGAGCACTTTTGCTCGCTGCGCGATGTCCAGTGGGCAGGCGGTTTCCCGCTCCGAGCCGTCCCATGTGCCTTGCTCGTCGGGCACGGACGCGCGCGCGCTCTCATCCGGGTCGGGTATGGTCGGGACGGGAGAGGTCGGGACGGGAGAGGCGCGCGGGGGGACGGAATCCGTTCGCCGTCCGCTTGGCTTCCGCTCGGAATCCTGCTCGACTCCGCGTCCGCCGCGCTTCCGGTCGCGGTCTAGTTTCCGCTTGGATTCCACTTCGGCTTTTGACGGATTCCAATCTAGGAAATCGTGGACTCGATACATGTCATTCCTGTCCAGCTCAAAGAGCCCTTTGCCTTCGGGACGAGCCCGCGCATCGCACAGCGCGTCCGCCAGCTTGCGCGCTTTCGCGACCGGTATCGGCCTCGGCAGGCAGTCGACCGCGAGCGCCGCGAGAGTCACGTAGCCATCGGTGTTGTGCCGGTTGCAGTACATGACCGCGGCTGCCCACAGCGACCACGCCTCGTTCCCGGCGATGACAGCCTTCGGGCTTTTCGGCGCGGCGTCATCGAACTTGGACCAACTCATCCGTGCCCCAAGCTTTCCAGCGGCGACTCGAGCTCGACGGCGGGCGTCAGCGGAGCGACCGCACGCACGCGCAGTAGGCCCTCTGTCGCCCAGAGCTTGCCAGCTAGCTCCGCGGCGCGCACAACGCTAATCGAGTGCATCACAGTGGTGTGATCGCGAGCCCCCAAGATGTGCCCAGTGTGGGGATAACTCAGATTGAAGCGCTCGCGCAGGCCGAACGCGACCAAGTGTCGCGCCTCCACCACGGCGCGCGGAAAGCGCACGCGGCTCAGCACGTCCTCCACGTCGACCTGAAGCGCTACACAACAGGACACCATGAATTCCAGATACCGATAATCGGACTTCAAAACGGCATCTCCATTTGGTTGCCGGCGTCCCAAGCCCAATCATGCTGGCCGCGCCACTGCCGCGAACGGACGTGCACGCGGCGCCGCACGCGATGGTCCATGCGCTTCCAAAAGCGAGCACGCTGGCAGCGCTTGCCGAACTGCCGCGAGTAGCCGCGGGCGAGGTCATTCCAGTACGCGTTCTTTTTGCTCATCCTCCCGCCAATCTCGGCCGGGTGCCGCACTTCACCGGCAGCCGCGCCGCAGTCTGGTAGCGCCGCGCGTTGCGCAGTCGACGGGCGTCAGGAATGCGCTTGGCCGCATGCGCACAGGTCGAACACCAGCACTGCGCCTCAATGTGCGCGCGTTGTCCGACGCGCAGGAAAACGTCGCCGCACTCGGAGCAGCGGACGCGGTGAATCGGAGCGCCGGAGTTGGTCGACGTGCCGACACGGGCGAGGACTTCGAGGCTCACCGGTTCCACCACATGCCGCTCGTGCACACGATGAGGCCCTCTTTGACCATCTTGGTCAGCTCGGCCTCAAGCGCCACGTCGCTAGCGCTGAACCGCTTTTGGAACGTCTTGCCGACGAGCGCGGCAGTCGTGCACGTGCCCGGGTGAGCGGCGCTGCCCTTGCGGATTCGGGCGACTACCGCTGCGCGAAAGGTGTCTACGTTCATGCGAACTCCCTCCAAACGCGATCGAACCCACGCACCTGCCACCGCCCGTCCACGCGCCGCAGCCGCCTCTCACCGCGCGCTAGCAGTTCGCAGCGAGCCTCATGCCTCGCGCGTCGAGCGGCGATGCTGGCGGGGTCCTTGGCGCGACGCGGAGCGGGGGCGGTCGGCTGGTTGAAGAGGGCGCTCATTCGGCAGCGCTCGCTTTCCGGCGCCGTCCAGCAACACTGAGCCCGCGCAGGCGGCACAGCTCGTAGGCGCCACGCAGTGTGGGGCGGGCAGCGGCAAGCCTACGGAGGACGATTGTCGAGGCGCCGAGATCTTCGGCAGCCGAATGCAAAGAGGGGGCCCGCTCGAGCGCTTCCCTCACCGCGACGGTAGACCAGGCAAGGGCTTTCACGGCGCCACCGCCGCCAGGTCCGCAGCCCTGACGGACTGTCGCGTCCTTGTATCGTCAACCGCTCCGCTTCGCAGCAGTTCGCCCCGGCTTAGACCGGGATAACGCCGTAGAAGTACGGATAGGCGCGTTTCGGGCGGGCGTGATACCGGTTTCGTAAACCGCAGGTCCGGGTTTCGAATACCCGAATCGGCTCCTGGTTTCTTCATCTCCTTGGCCTGACTGTCGCGTCCTTGTAACGGTGCCGCGGTCAGCAGCTTCGCTTCCGCGAGCGCCCCTAGCGCTTCCGTCGTTGGGTGCCCGTAGACAGTATCAACGAGACGGGTGGTCGTATGTCCGAGGAGTCGCCGGGTGACATCCCGATCGACTCCAGCACTGGCCAAGAGCGTGGCATGCGTACGTCGTAGGTCGTTGGGGGTGGCGACGGCGATTCCGGCTCTGCGGCAAGCTGCCGCGAGATCTCTGCGGAGATTATTTGGCTCAGCTCCGAGGGGGAGGAAACGCGCGCCCTCGGCAAGAAGACACCGAAACACGGAAAGGATCGGGACATGGCGGTCAGCTTCATCGGTTTTTGTCCCCTTAATGTGCACGCTAGTCGCACCCACGTCACCCGGCTGCAAACGAAAGGCCTCGGACAGCCGACAGCCAAGCGCCACGCAGATGGCCACCAGGGCGGCTAGCTCGGGCTTCAGCTCGCTCATGAGTGCCACAACCTCCTCGCGGGACAGGGCGCGCTTGCGGGGCTTGTAGCCGGCATGCAGGCCCGGCGGGCGCAGGGTAGCGATGTTGCCCGAATAGCAGCCGGCGCGCTCGGCAGCCTTGAGCACGGTGCACAGGTGCGTGACCTCTTTCGAAATGGTGTGGTCGGTCACGTCCTCGGTCCGGCGCTGCGCGACGAAGGCGTCAACGAAAGGCGGCTGTACCTCGGACAGCATCGCGTCGGGCGCGAGCCGCAGCCAATGGCCGAGCTTCGTCCGGTATACCTCGACGGTGGCCTCGGCCGAGCCGTCCGACTCCTTCACCGCAATCACGCGGCGGATCCATTCGTCGAGACGCGCCGTTTCCGCGGCTGCGTGGGCCGGGTCGGCTGCGAGGCGTTCGCGCTTCGCTCGGAATCTGCGAGCGGCCTCAAGGTCTTTGCACCGCGTCGAGAGGGCTTTGCCGGTGACGGGGTCCGTCCGGAGCCACCAGACCGAGCCGCGCTTGTAGATGCCATCTCGTTTGACAGACATTCCAGGAACCTTTCCTCAGTGATTCGAAGCGAGGGTTTGCCGTCCGAGTCGCGACAAGAGAGCGCGCCGAACCGACGCAGCAGCTTGAACGCGGCGCGCACGGTGCATTCCATGCGCAGCGCGACGGCGGCGGGCGTGAGAATCGTCAACGGCCGCCCATCGTGGCGGTTCGGACGCCGAGTTTCGTTTCCAGCTGGGCAATGGTGATGCCGCACGAGTCGAGCAAATCTTGCACGCGGCGCAAGTCGCGTTCCGCTTCGACCTTGCGATAGTGCGCGTCATGCCAGAGCTGCACCGTCTCCGCGGCGATGTCTCGACTGAACTTCGCCACGTCGATCACCGCCGCACCTTGACCAGTGCAGCGCGGATGTGGTCGGCAAGCTCGACGCGGGCTCGATTGTCGACGTGGCTGTTGACCTTGCCGGTGCCGCGAACGACGCCGGCCTGTTCGTCCAGGCCGCGCAAAAGCTCAAAGGCTCGCAGCGGCGTCAGGCGCGGATAGCGTTGCTGCTTAGCCACGTTTCACCCCGACGAGCAGCGCAGTCCCGAGCACGCTCAGCGCGAGCGAGACGGCGGCCATGGCGAGGGCATAGTGCTGTTGGGTGATCATCAGTACCGGCTTTCCGAGTTCGGCACGTTCTTCAGCAGCTCGAGCAGAACGCCGCCTTTTTCGTCGAGCGTTTGCTTGGCGTGGCGTATGGCAGTGACCTGCCTTTTCACTTCCTCGACGACCCGGAGCGCGTCGTAGCGCTCGCTCTCAAAGGCCTTGATTTTGACGTTGGCTACGTCAAGCGCCGCCTTTAGCCGTTCGTCCGCAGCTTGGGCGTAGCCGGCGGAGCAGAGCCAATCGCAAAGCTCTTGCTGGCGCTTCGAGAGCACAGGGACCACGTCGTTTTTGCCGTCGTAGTATTCGTTCTTCTGCGCTAGCTGAATCAGCTCCCAAAGCTCGGACTCGTTCAGCTTGCTCGAGAGCGCGGTAATGAATCGCGCATGCCGGTCAACGTTGGTTGTCACGCCGCCTCCTTCCGCGCCGCAAGCAGCGCAACGAATCCGTCAAACACGGGGTCGACCTTCCGCGCAGTCTCGCGACGCCGGTACGTCTTGACCGACACGCCGTAGTGCGCGGCCATGCGTTCCTGCGTCCAGCCCAGCTCGTGCCGCATGCGCAGCAGCGCGATCGAACCGGTCAAAGCTGGCCTCCCTTGACTCGGGAGCCTGGTTACTGTGGCCTTTGTGGTCATGAAGTCCTGGAATTGGTGGAAGGTCGCGACGTTGGTTTTATTGGGTGCCTGCGCCTGGCTCGCTCACGCCCTGTCCGAATCGGACCGCTGGGGCTTGAGCAAGCACGACGAACGTAATGAATGCTGGAAACAGCTCAGTTTGAGCTGCGACGCGATGCACGCATGCGAGGCACGCGCACCGGCATGGGTGCGCCCGATCGGGATTTGCCCTTGGTGATCATCATTCCGCCGCTCCGGGCTCAGAGAGCGCGCGCAGCGTCTCTTCCTTCGGCGGGTCGCCCTCACCGGTCAGCAGCCAATCGACGGAGCAACCAAGCACCGCCGAGAGCGCGACCGCGGTCCCGGACTCGACCGTCTTGGTCAGACCCGATTCTAGGTGCCGCACTGGCCCGTCGCTCTGGAGCCCGGCCGCATTCGCCAACCGTTTTTGACTCAGGCCGGTGACACCCCGAGCCCATTTGAGTCGTTCAGCAATATCACCCATGCGTAAGCTCTTACCCCAGGGTAACAGGTTACGCAAGCGCGAATCGTTTCACGGGCTCGGCATGGCGGCGTATTCAGTTACTCTCTCACCTGTGAGCACGCTGGCAGAACGCCTCAGTGAGGTCATGGCCCTGCGCGGGCTGAACCCGTCGTCATGGGCGCAGAAGGCGGACGTGCCGCGCGCCACGGTGCGTCTCGCGATCAAGGACGGGCGCGACAGCATGGAGAGCCGCACGCTGGCGAAGCTCGCCAAGGCGGCCGAGGTCTCATTCGAATGGCTCGCTACCGGCAGTTTCGCCGCGGATTTGCCTGAGGACACGCTTTATCCCTCCAGGCGTCGCGCCATCGCCGCTGCTTACGTCCTTGGCTACTCGAAGGCGATAATCGCTGCCGTGTCCAGCGTCGCCGATCTCGAGCGAGACCCCGGCGCCGACTATTGGGTCGCCTTGCTGTTGGCTAAGAAGCTCGAAAATGTGCAGGCCCCCGCCGCCCTCTCCGCCCCCGCCGACGAGCATTCGCGCTAGCTCGAGCACGCCGGCAATCTCTTTTTCTGGCCCGTGAATCGACCGGCCCCCCGCCGTCGCCGTAGCCATCCCGTCAAGTCGCCGCAGCACTACTCGCATCGGACCCTCTTGGTTCGCAGCTGAACGCCGCACATTACGTGGGCAATCCACACCGCGCCAGTGTGCGTGTGCAAAGCTGTCACATATTGTCCATGTAGGTGCATGTCTCACCTATTTGATGCGAGGGTATTGCGTAACCAATTACTCGATAGTAATACGTTACTCATGCATCGCATCGCAATCGAGCTGGTCGCCATCCGCGCCGTGCTCGAAACCCCAGAATCCGACCGTCCGGACGCCGCTGAGCAGTCGGACGCCCTCATGCGTGACGTGCTGCGCGCCTTCCGCCCGATGGGGCTGGTCAAGGCCAAGTCGACGAGCCTCGCGACCGTTCACCCGCTGCGCAAGGCGGGTAGCCGATGAGCGTCGTTCACCATTACATGGGTGTCGTCGCCGAGGCCGCGCGCGAATACCGCGAGCTGGCTTCGTCGCGCGCCACGTTGCAGCAGTACGCCGCGCGTGAGCTGCGAGCGCTTCGTCTCGCTCGGTTCTGGGCGAACCAAGGCCATACGGTGTCGGTCGCGTCGGAGCGTTTCCAGTGACCGCGGCGCCAATTATCGCCGGTTGGAAGGTGCTCCCTGACTACGCTGAGCCCGCGACTGCCGGCGGCAGCTACGTCGAGGTCCAGGACGACGGCGAATTCACGGTTGCCGACGAGCGCGACCAGAGCCTCCTCGACATGGGCGCCGACCACTTCGGCCTGACGCGCATCCCGGTCGAGGTGATTCGCGCGCTGTTGGCGAGCTACGACGCGAAGCTCCTGCCGGCGGCGCCGCCAACACGCGCGGTTGCTGAGATCGAGTTAGCCCACATGCGAGAGGGGTGTCGTCTGCTGCGGGCGTCCGAAAGCGTATCGTTCCCTGTCGGGGCGGACGGCATCAGCCATCCCGACTGGCGCGCGTACGACGCTTGGCTCGACGCTGATGACCCCGACGCGACTGAGCATCGACTGCATCCGGAGAGCGCGTCGTGATCGGCCTGTACGACGTGGCGCCCGCTCAGTGCGTGGCATGTGGCGCCGAGCTACCCGACGAGCCCCACGAGGGCAATGACGGCAGCTGCCTCGCGTGCTGGGAGGAATCGCAAGCCAAGGCTGCCGCGCAGCTCGAGAAAGAGCGCGCCGACCAATTCCAGTGGCTGAGCGGTGAGTGGTTCCGCACGGCGCATCTCGTGCGGCTGCCGTTCAATTCGCGCAGCGAGCGCGCTTACGCAATGAGGGAGGCGTCGTGAATATCGAGCTGAAAAAGGTCACGCCAGCGATGGCCGAAAAGTGGCTGAAGAAAAACCACCCGAAAAATCGCCGTATCTCGCAGGCGATCGTCGATGCCATCGCGGGGGACATCGCCAACGGCAACTGGAAAATCACGCATCAGGGTATCTGCTTTGACGGCGACGGCTGCCTCATCGACGGTCAGCACCGGCTCAACGCGATCGTGCAAGCCGGCAAGACGGTCGAAATCCTCGTGGCCGAAAACTCGGGTAGCGAAATCGGCGACCCGATCGACACGCACCGCAAGCGCACCACGAGCTACCTGACGGGTTACACGACCAAGACGATCGCGGCCTGCAAGGTGCTCCGTGGCTTCGTTGATGGCTACCAGTTCACGACGAACATGACCGCGGCGCAGAGCACGGCCGTGTACGAGCTTTTCGCCGATGACTTAGCGGCGCTGGCCCCCGTTCCGGGCCGCGACAAGCTTTTCGGCGGCATCATCGCTGCGTTGGTTTGGGCCGTGCCAGTCAGCGATCGCGTTGTCGAATTCGCGGCACAGGTCTCGCGCGGAGAAATGCTCAAGCGTGGCGACCCGGCATTCGCGCTCCGTGGGTGGCTCGAAGCCAACCGGCGCGCGTTGCAGCCCTGGGACAGCGCGCTTGCCTGCCTCAATTGCGTGACGCACTTTCTGTGCAACAAAGAGCAGCGCTCGGTCTATTCGGGCGAGGCTGGCTACCGCTTCGTGACGACCAAGCGCCGCACGCTCAAGCTGCCGAACACGCCCGGCGCTGACATCGTCATCACGCTCACCAAACCGGGGTTCGAAAAGTGAGCGCCGCCAGCGAGGTCGCGCTCATCGACGAGGCGCTAGCGCTTCGGTTCCCCGGCGGCAGCGTCGTCAAAGCGAAGCCATCACGCGAAGCCATGGAAGACTCGGCGCTCGCATGGGCGCAGACCTGTAACAGCAACCTGCACAGCCTGATTGACGAGTTGATGCACGGCGACACGCGCATGGCTGCCGGCGGGCTCCGCGGACTCGAGGCGAGCGTGGTCAGGCTGCGTGCGGTGTTCGACGAATTGGAGAAAGCATGATCACGCAACGGCCTGTCCTGCTGATTGATATGGGATCCATTTTCTGGCCCGCGTGGTTTTCGTCGGTCAAGGACGAGATGAGCGCGGCGCACGACCGCTCGGTCAACCAGGTGCGTCGCCTGCGCGAGGGCTACCCGTATTCGCTGGTCGCGGTGTGCTGCGATTCGCCGTCGAATTTCCGCAAAGAGCTGGAGCCGAGCTACAAGGCGCACCGCCCGCCGCGCGATTCCGCCGCTTTCGAGCAGATGCGCCTGGCCAAGGATACGCTGGCGAAGGACGGGCTCTTGCTGTGGGAGGCGGAAGGCTTCGAGGCGGATGACGTGCTCGCTACGGCCTGCCGTGCCGCAGTAGCCGCTGGGCACGAGGTTGTTGTCGCGAGTGCCGACAAGGATTTGACCCAGCTCGTGCAGTACGGCGTGTCGTGGGCGAGCCCGAAGACTGGCGAGCTACTGACGCGAGACGGCGTGCGCGCGAAGTTCGGCGTCTGGCCTGAGCAGATGCGCGATTATCTCGCCATCTGCGGCGACTCGAGCGACAACGTGCGCGGAGTGCAAGGCGTCGGCCCCAGGGGCGCGGCAAAGCTACTGGAAGAGTACGTCACGCTAGAGCAGGTAATGCTCGAAGTCGTGAAGCCTCGCGCGAAACCGGTGGCGACGCTGACTATCGACGTGAAGCTAAAAGAAGCGCTCGCGTGGTTGCCGACGACCGTCAAGCTCGTGTCGCTACGCTACGACGTGCCGATCAATTTTGCTGAGCTGTACGAGACCAGGGAGATCAAACCGTTGACCACTAGCACCAATTCCATCGGATTCGACGACGCTGATTTCGAGCCCGCTCCCAAGTCCGAGCCAGGGGCATCGACGACGCCAAGCGAGCCCCCGCCGGCTGCGCAGGGAGACGCGGCGCCCGCGCCAGAGCGCAGGACAGAGAGAGCCGAGCTCGTACAGGTGAAGCATGCGGCCCTGGCGCCGCCAAGCTGGGACCTCGCCCTGGAACCGACGACGCTCGGGCTCGCGTACAAGCTCGCGCAGGACCTGTACAACTCGCGGCTCTACTCGCGCTTCCCGTCCGCCGAAGCCATCTTCGCCGTCATCATTCGAGGCCGCGAGATGGGGCTCGGGGCGCTCACGAGTCTCGACCTGTTTCACATTGTAGAAGGGAAGCCATGCCCACACGCGCACTTCATCATCGCGCGCGCCAAGGCGTCGCCTGAGTGCGAATACCTCGAATTCGTCGGCGGTGACGCGACGTACGCGGAATGGGAGGGGCAGAGCAAACAAGGCGCGGCGGCGGGGCGCCCACCGATCAAGCTGCGCTACACCATCGACCAGGCGAAGAAGGCTGGCCTGGTGAAGCCAAACAGCAATTGGGACAAGCGCCCCGACGAGATGCTGCGCAAGACGGGTGGGGTTCAGCTCGGTCGCGTCATCGCACCGGGCGCGACGATGGGCCTGTATTCGCCGGATGAGATGGCGGCCTGAAAGAGTCAGGGCCCCGAGCGCGCGCAAGCGCGACGCCCTTTCGACTCGTGCCAATCGGGCTACACGGGTCGGGTCCAGCTGCCAAGACACTAGGCGTAACGCAAGCCAATAGGCAGCAAGCGTGACCGCGGAGAGAGTTCCGCATTCAACCCAACAGGAGCACCAATGGACCTACCGAACGAACTCGACGCGCGCCACGGCGACCTAGTCATCAACCGCACGCCCATTCCGGCAACCGTGCTGCCGCTACTGAAGCGCGCGACCGCGCCGATCATTCTCGCGGGCCACGATAGCGCGCCCCACCGAATCGACGATTTCGAGGCTGCCGAATACGCCGATGTGGACGGTACGCAATGGCTCCGCTTGTCGCGCGACGTGGAGCTGACTCACCTCGGCCGCCATACGGCAATCACGATGCTGGCCGGAGACAACGAAGTCTACCCGCTCACCGAAATGAATGGCGAGCTCGCTCGCGCCGTAATCGACTGAAGGTCCCACCATGGCAAGCAAGGAAAACGTGATGCTCAGAGAGCTGACCGCCGAACAAGAGGCTGTGCTGGAGATTGTCGCGAACGAGTACCTGACGGTGCTCCAACGCGGCGACGAAGTGGACCTGGATGGCGTGCGCCCGGGGCTCGACCTGATTTATTCGATGTACGACGCCAAGACGCCGGAGATCGAAATCGTCGATAGTCCATGCGCTGCGCTGCTGCGCGCGAAAGAACTAGGCATCGCGTCGCCGTTTTTTGACTGGACCGGCGCTGGCCGAGCTGGCTGGACTTCGCGCTACGAAACGTATCGCCGACTCGGGGTCTTGGAAGAAGACGAGCAGGAAACCATCGACTTCTGCAAGATTCGCAATCTGCTGCTAAACGGAGTCTACGACACCATCTTGTGCGACGATCGCGCTCTGGTTGTGCGACTGCCGGCCACGTGCCTGACGGACGCGGACAACCAGCTGCATGCCGAACGCGGGCCGGCGATTTCGTGGCGTGATGGCTATTCCGAATGGCTATGGCACGGGGTTTTCGTGACGCAGCAGATCATCGAAACGCCGGAGACGATCGACGCCAAGGCCGCGATGGTTCTGAACACGGAGGAACGGAGGGCCTTGGCAGAGCGGCTCGGCTGGGACAACTTCTTGAAGTTGCTCAATTGCGAAAAAATCAGCGAGTGGAAAGACCCTGTCACCGACCTGAGCTACGACCTTTACCGAGCTCCCGACCAAAACATCATCGGTAAACAGAGTCCGCCGCTGCAAAACAAGTCGCAGCCGTATTACTGCGAACCGGTACATGGTGAGCTGACATCCGCGCAAGCGGCGCGCAAATGGCAGGCGGTGTGCCGCCGCAACATGGACCCGGCGGCCGTCGCGCGCGCTTGCAACAAAAACCCAGAACTACGGTACCGGGTAGAAGCCTGATGCAACAGCTGGGATCAGGCGTGTCCGCCCGCGTGTACGCCCGCGTGGACGCCCGCGTGTACGCCCGCGTGTCCGCCCGCGTGTACGCCCGCGTGTCCGACCGCGTGTCCGACCGCGTGTACGCCCGCGTGTACGCCCGCGTGTACGCCCGCGTGT